AGGAATAGCCTTAGTGCTGATTCATCAAATCCAGTATACTTTGATGCTTGTAGTTCAAATCCATCTCCTTTTAAATTATTAAGCAATTGGTTTTCCCAAATTCTAGTATTGTTTGCATTAGACCCTAATACACTAGTATGGCCTCTGTAATCTAGAGGAAATGTCCTATATGCTGAATCTGTTTTATCAAATTCAATTAGATTGTCACTGGATATATTTGGTTTAAATTGATAAACCTGTGAATGGAAATTAAGTAGAGATTTATTAGATAGCGGTCTAGGTATAATGTATTCCGTAGAAAAGAAAGTATCTTTTGTTATTCCTTTTTCTAATGGGAAATTACCTATGTTAATACCAGTCATTTTGTAATACATTTGGCCGTGTTTCTCATTCATATCATCTGAACCACTGTTAGGATTTTCTATGTTTAGTGGGAATACTCCATCAGTAGTAATAACAGGATGAGGAACAGTAAGTATCTTTCCTCCCCATAGATGTGCGCCATTAATAAATGAAATATCCTGCAACTTCTTATCCGCAGTATACACCTTTTCGTTTACCGTAAAGTTGTGAATTGTTCTATCTAAATAGACATTTATCAAAGCCCCGCTAGTGCTAGTAGTAAGAATTAGTAGTCTAGATACTTTACCAACAAACTTCTTGTCATCTCCAACAAATAGAGAATCTCCCGCATTCAAATCGTAAGCAGTAGAAGAAGTAGTTCTAAAGAATAAATCATTGCTAGATGAATCAATAGTAGTTACAGTCGCTACTTCTGTAAAAGAATATTCTTCTGTATCTATGTGGTATTCTACCTTTCTACCCAATGTAATAGGAATATATGGAGCAAGTTCTATCTCTGAAAAGTTTCTCTTTTTACTAAATGAAACCACTTCAAAGTCCATTAGAGTATTTACAGTGTCAAAGTCTGATGGGTCGGCACTGCCAAATTCATCATGTAATTTGGCTTGGAATAGATTATCCTTTGAGATAGAACTGGGTGAATTGATAGCATATCCTACTGCTTCGGGATGAGCATTGTTACTAGTATTAGATAGAGCATCTCCTTCACTACCATCAGTCATATCTATTTTGTTTCCACCAGTAAAAATTACTCCTTTATTAGCACCACCAGTTAAGGAAGTAGGTGAATTAACTGTTAGGTGAGAAGAACCTAATGCCTTAGAAAGTATGTAGTTCTTTTCAGTTTCAACATATATTATCTCGCTATTAGCATCTGTAATAGAAGCACTAAATGTTAATTCAACTGGGTCATCAGAAACTGCCGATACCTCGCCAATATACCCATTAACAGTAAACAGTTTATCTCCGACTTTAGGCAAATTAGTAAAATCATCTGCATCTAATCCAGTGGCTAAAGTAGTTGCACCTAAATCAATAGTGAAATTATTTCCATGTATTTGCCCTAGTTTATTGTAAGGGCTTTGACTTGAATAGATAATATCTTCACTGAACATAGAATCTAAGTCAATTATTGGAGATAACAACTTGTTGATTTTATCTCTACCAGTAATGTCAATTATAGTTTGACCTTGTTGTTTTGATGTTTTTATCTCTTCTATTTCACCAGTAAACCTCTCAACAAATAATAGGTATTCACCACTAGTATATTTCATAGGGTCATCGTAGTAGGAATCTCCTGTAAAAGAAAGAGTAAGTAACTTTTTATTTGCATCACAATTAGTTACAGAAGCATACATCTCACCCATATTTTGTGAATTAAACATGACATATAGTTTAGAGAACCTTCCGTTTATAAGGTCTACATCGGTCATTAATGTTTTATCTGTAAAGTTATAGGCACTTCGATAAACTTTATCTCCAGAAGTCGGGTCTGTTCTTGCACCAAATGTAGTATCTTTCTCTAATCGGCTAATGTTTTCCATTGTTAATGTTTGAGAAAAGTTACTAAAGTCATTATTAACTGTATTAATGACATAAACTCTAGTTCCTATTTTTAATTCATCTCCTGCATTTAAGAAATCTCTTAAGTCAAAATCAGTATTAAAAGTATAATCGTTACTAGAAACAGAATCATAAGTTGCTTGCAATTCAAAGAAATCGTTTAGATTTCCTATTGCTATTCTATGTCTTACTTTGTAATCAGTAAACTCTTCTATCTTTTTACCCATTACTCTAGCAGGGTCAACTATTTTAGTTTCTGATATTCCTCCTCTTTTACCAAACGAATCAAATGTTTTGTGAGCCAAAACTCCGTATGTGTGATTTGCTCTATCAGGAGAATAAGCATAATGAATGTATCTTTTAGGGCCAGTATAGGATAAAGAAGTAAGATTATCATTAGCATCTCTTCTAGCATTAGGATATGCCCCTTCATAATCGTGATATGCTAATGAAACAGTATTGCCTTCATTGGTTGTAGTAGAACCACCGCTTGCTACATCTAAATCTCTCAATTTATCCGTTAGACTTACTTTTAGGGAATACTTGCTATAATCTACAATGGCATTACCAAAGTCTTGAACGGTTCTAAATGTATGGTTATCTCTAGCACCCGATGGACTAGCAGTATAAGCCAAAGTGAAAGTATTACCACTACCTGCATTCTGCATAGCGTAATACTTAGTATTGTGATTTAGTTCCTCTTTCTTATCTAGTTTAGATTCATGGAAATAAAAGATTGGCCTAGCACAAATCAGATTGCCTTCAAAATCAGTATCTGTTTCTTGTTTTATTCCTAGTGATATAGCCACAATATCTAGGTCTTTATCAATAGCACCGAATATAATGAACTTAGTGTCTTTTGCAATCTCATTTCCTAGTTTTGGCTCAAACTCAAAAGCATCCCCATATTCGTCTTCTGTAATTACTTCTGTTATTCTAGCAAAGTGATGCTTCTTAGAATTATCAGAATGGATTAAAACATAATAGTCGTTATCTTCAAACTGCGTAGTAGTAGGATTAAATCTAACGCCAGTAGTAGTTAATGCATCATAACACTTGATTCTAAATCCTTTAGTGGTGGCTAGATTATTATTTTCTGTAATGCTTCCTCCCCATCCACTAACGCTAACAGTAGAAGCATCATCTTCCATAATGGCAGTATAGATTCTATCTCCGTTGGAAATAGTTCCACTGCTCATTTGAAACATCGGATTAGTCGGTGCATCATCAGAATAAGGATTAAGATTTAGACCCATTAGAAATCAACCTCCTCAAATCTTAGATACAGTAGAGTATTATCATAATTTGGTAGCAAATTGTTGATGCCAACGAAAGATTTCTTTGCTTGATTTTCAAATGAAAGTTCATGTAGTTCTCCCATAAATTGTTTATTTGTTACTGCTGAACCTGCACCAGTAGAACCAGTTCCATTAGCACCAATGTAGAAGTTTTCTTTTGGGAAAGAGAAGGTATTAGTTTGAGAATGATTTGTTCTCTTAACTGAATTACCGTTTAGATAAATCGTAAGTTCTTGAGTAGCATTAACCCAAGAACAAGCAATATGGAATAGATTGTTAATGTAAAGAGGCTCTTTCAAATCAGAAGAGTTGTAAGAGAAATGCCTCTCTAAATTAGGTTTTATCACTACTGCACTATCTATTGTTTCGGTGGTGCTTCCTAGTTTTAATCTAACTCTAATTTTATATTCAGCAGGACTATTCTCATTAGTAGTAGTTGAATTAACTAAACTAACTTGAAAGTTAGTAGAATAGAAAATCATCATTTCGTGTGTTAATCTAGCAGTTTTGCTCAAATATAAATTGCTTTCATAATCTCCTTCTTCACTAGCATCAAATACTGATTGTGCTAGTGCGGGCATTATTTTCTTTGAAGCAGTAATAGTAGGAGGAGTTCTAGCAGAATCATCAGTTCCATATCCATTTATGTCATAAGGAGTAACTACCGCTTCGAATGTAAAGTCTCCTTCATGTGACCAAATACCATAAGTGATATCATCAGAAGTATCTGAATCAGTTCCTGCATCGGGAATATTCCTTGCATAATCAATAGTAGCAAATGCGTTACACATTATAGGAAAAACAAGAGAGCGTTGCTTTCCAGTAAATATAGTGTAAATGATAACCCCTCCTCAAAATACCTGCGCTACTGTGAATGACATACTGAAACTTATCTCTACTGAATCAGAAGCCATATCAAAACTAAACTGGGAAACGAACCCCTTTACACCATCCGAGTTTTCGGAAGTTGGAAAATCGGAAGGAGCAATAACCCCTGTATTGTCATATTCTAGTGCGTCACCCCTTGCTCTAAATGTCAAGGGAATAAGTGGGGTATCGGCCTCATCAGTTAAGGTAGGGTCTACGGTATTCACTAGATTTCGATAGGAGTAGTCGTTATCAACATATGAAGGTATCAAAATAACTAATTCATCCATAGACTGATACTTGGCAAATCTAGTTGAGTCCACATTTGATGAAATCATTTGTGCAATTTCTTGAGGAGTAAAGACCCTAGCAATTGGATTGTTCGAGCCATCTAAATAGTGACTTCTCTTAAGTGTCGTAGCGGTAATAAATCCACTTATGCTGATGCTTTTTCTAGACATACCCAAATCTAGAGCATATGTAGGGGCTTCACCAGTAAAGTTTCCTAATACTGGAACAGGTAAATTAGGAACAGTTTTGTCGGTTGAAACGCTTACACTAGTTGCTCTTAGCGGAATAGTATCTACATCTATTGCAGAAGAACCTTTATTTCCAAATGCTCTTAATTTTAGATATACATAATTATCTCTCATTTAATCACCTTCCTAAACTTCTCATAGAAGTATTTCTGTTAATTCCTGAAGTAATCATATTAGCCAATCTATCAGCAATTCTTCTTAATTCCGCATCAGAAGTATCTTTTGCGTTAATTGTAATATTGT